TTAAGGAGAACCCATCAATGACAAGATCAAAATCAATCATAGACAAAATTAAAAAATTAAAAAAAGCAGGCAAACTAAGTAAAGGTGGTGGAGCTGACACTGGCACTATGGGAGAAAGAAAAAGTAAATTAGGAGTCGCTTTACAAAAAATTAAAAGATCAGGTGTTATGGGTAAAAAACCAAAAACACCAATTGAAGTACCTGGTAGAAGTAAATTCATGACACCTCTAAAAAAAATGGGTGGCGGTATGATGCAAAGACCAATGGGTCAAATGGGTATGGCTAAAAAAGGTCAAATGATAAAAGCCCGTGGTGGCGGAATGGCGAGAACTAAACCTACATCAATGTACTAGGAGGGACTATGTCCCTAAAGGGTTTACTTAATCTAGGGAAGGAATTACTTAAGGCTAAGAAGCCTTCAGCAACACCGACCACCGGACAACAGACAAAGCAAATCACATACACTCCTGCTTCTCAGAAAGAGACTGGATTAGAATTAGCTATACGTGATATCAAAACACCAGGCATTGTCAGAAACGTTACAAAAGAATTACACATGGGAGAGAAGACAGCTCCTGCTTTTGGTTCATCTACATACGATTGGATTATGAGAAAGGGTGCTGGTAAATACACAGCCGATGAATGGACAGATTGGTTAACAAGTACAAGAAAAGTGAATTTAAAAGTATTTGGTAAACCTATAACTGAAACTGTAAGAGATCAAAAAAAATTTAAATATGATAGAGGACCCTTTGCAGGTAAAGAAGTAAACATATCCAAAGAAGAATTATTTGATTCCAACTTAGCAATTTTTAATGATGCTGGAGATCTGACAGGTGGTTTGTTATTTGCTGCAAAAAAATTTGGTCTTAAGCTTGATGCTAATGAGCTAGGAGCAATGATAAAATTAAATCCTGTAAATAGATTAAGACCTATTGAATTAGGTATGGCTAAAGGAGCTCAAGAAAATTTTGATAGAGCCTTACAAACATCTGCTGATCAATTAAAAAACATTAGAAAAAATTATGCATCATCAGCCATTAGAGGTTCAGATGAAATCACAGATGGTATAGATGAAGTTATATATAAACTTGGTGGATTGAAAACCGATGTACGTAAAAGTGCATTAAGAGCTCTAGGTGAAGAAATAAAAGCTGTAAGAAGTAATCCAAGAATGAGACCTGAAGATATCAAAACAATGAATAAAGTCTTAGGAGAAATAGATGAAGCAGCAGCACCATTACGTAATAATAGAACTTTCTATGGTAGTGAAAGAAATTATACACTAGAGGGTGGTAAAGACTATCGAGAAACAATTATGGTTTTAGATGATGCTATTCCAACAAATACATCACCATTTAACAAGGGAGGACATTTTAGTGATGCGCTTCCAAAAGAAACTAATAATATTTACCATATAAGATACGACACTAGATTTACTCCTGAAGGTAAGAAAGTATTTATGATTAATGAAATACAATCTGACGTTAACCAAAGTATAGCAAAAGGTTTATCAAAGGGTGCAAGATATGATTCTAAAAATAGATTTAATCCTTTCCAAGCCGACATTGAAATTAAATTGTTAGTTAGTCAAAGAGGAAGATTGATTGATGATTTGAACAAAGCAATAAATACACAAGATTCTGGTCGTGTAAATTTTTTAAGTAAAAGTTTAAAAGACATAGATGACAAATTAAAAAACGTTACTCAAAGCAAAGGCGAAAACTATTATCCATTACTTGAGTCTGATGCGTATGGAGATCACGCATTAAAATATCTAGTCCAAAAAGCAGCAAGAGAAAATGTTGATTATGTTGCCGTTGCACCTTTTAACATGGTAAGTTTTCGTCAAGGTTATAAAGCTGGTAACGAAAGATTCTATGGGTATTCATCTGGTAAGGGTATTGAAAAAAAGGGTAAAGCAATCATGCCAACTTTGATGAATAAACTTGCAAGGTTTTATAATTCAAGTGCAGGACCAACAAAGATATCATTATCTGATCCTAAATTACCCTACAAAAAAATAGGGAGTAATACTTTTAAATATCCAGAAAGATCTAAACTAAAAGACTTTACTGTAAAACATCATGATGATGCAGTAAAGGACCCAAAAAAGGGTTATAAGTTAATACCGGAGAATGATCCAAGGTTGTATTTTGATGCGTTTGCGATTAAGGTGATGCCGATAATGCGAAACACACAAAAAACTTATAAAGCTCTTGGTGGTCTTGTGGTAGATATATTCAAAGAGAGAAGGTATAATTAATTATGGCTATTGAAAAGAATGATGAGATAATCGAAGAAGAAGCTCAGGTTGAAGAGGACGCACAACCGGAAGGCTTACCTGTAGATGTTAGTGTTGAAGGTGAAGAGGAAATAGAGGAGAGACCTCAAGATGATTTCAACGCAAACTTAGCAGAGAATATAGATGAGAGGACATTGAGAGAAATGTCTTCGGAACTTATTGAAGAATACAAAAAAGATAAAGTTTCAAGAAAAGATTGGGAAGATGCTTACATTAAGGGATTAGATTTACTTGGCACTAAATATGTAAATGTAACAAGACCATTTAAAGGTGCTTCTAACGTAACACACCCAATGTTATCTGAAGCTACTACACAATTCCAAGCACAGGCGTATAAAGAGTTAGTCCCATCAGATGGACCTGTAAGAACTCAAACAGTTGGTTTACGTACTCCAGCAATAGAACTTCAGGCAGAACGTGTTAAAGAATATATGAATTATCTTCTTATGGAAGAGATGGAAGAGTTTACAACGGACATGGATCAAATGTTATTCTACCTACCCTTATCTGGTAGCACATTTAAAAAAATATATTACGATGAACTATTAGGCAGACCTGTTTCTAAATTTTTACAGGCAGAAGAAATTGTAGTTCCTTACTATGCATCAGATCTAAAAGATTGTGAAAGAATTACTCACGCTTTTAAAATGACTAAAAACGAAGTCGTAAAAAAAATGGCTGCAGGTTTTTATAGAGATATAGAATTAACAGAAGGCTCTACTGAACAAGATAACTTACAGAAAAAAATTAGTGAACTAGAAGGAGTTAAAAGCACAGGTGGAGATTATCTACATACTATTCTTGAAATGCATGTAGATTTAAATTTAGATGATTACGAAGAGTTTGATGACAAAGCAAAAAAAGTAAAAATTCCTTACATCGTAACTATTGATGAAGGTTCTGGTGAGATATTATCTATATACAGAAACTACAAACCAGGTGATTTAAATTATGCTAGAGTAGAACATTTTGTGCATTACAAGTTTTTGCCTGGATTAGGCTTCTATGGTTTTGGTTTGACACACATGATTGGTGGTTTATCTACTGCTGCCACACAAGCATTAAGACAATTAATAGATGCAGGAACTTTAAAAAATTTACCTGCAGGATTTAAGTCACGAGGTATCAGAGTTAGAGATGATGACCAACCAATACAACCTGGAGAGTTTAGAGATGTTGATGCACCAGGTGGAAACATACGAGATCAGTTTTTTAATTTACCATTTACAGAACCATCAACAACATTATTTAATCTTTTAGGTTTTGTAGTACAAGCTGGACAAAAATTTGCAGCTACAACAGATAATAATGTTGGTAACGATGCACAAAACAGAGCAGTCGGCACAACAATTGCAATGATGGAACGTGGTTCACGTGTGATGAGTGGTGTTCACAAACGTTGTTACTATGCAATGAGACTAGAATTTAAAATTTTAGCAAGAATTTGTGGTGAATTTTTACCACCAGAGTATCCATATGATGTTTATGGTGGCCCAAGACAAATAAAAGCAACAGATTTTGATGGTAGAGTTGATATTTTACCAGTTGCAGACCCAAATATTATGTCTATGGCACAAAGAGTGACACTTGCACAAACACAATTGCAAATTGCAAACACAAATCCTGCAATTCACAACGTTCATGAAGCCTACAGACGTGTTTATGAAGCATTAGGCACTAAACAAATTGAAACATTATTGAAACCACCACCAAAACAACCAGAACCAATGGATCCTGCAAAAGAAAATGCACGTGCATTGCAGATGAAACTACTTACAGCTTTTGAATTTCAAGATCATGATGCACATATAGCGGCTCACATGGCATTCATGGCTACTAGAATGGTTCAGATTAATCCACAAGTGTACGCTTTACTGCAATCACAT